GGAGATTTACATAAAATGACAACTTCTCAAGTCAAAGGTGAGATCGTAATTGCAGCAAAGTTTATACAAGCAGCTATGGAGGAACTAAGAGAAAGAGAAGCGTCTAACGTATAGCATACTTACCATAGTTAGGTTTGCTCATAAGACTATAGGTTGCATACCTGGTAGCATCAGGAATATGATCGCTGCCTTCGTTTGGAATATTTGTAAGTCTACCTGCTTTATCTTTCTTCCATCTATAATCTCTAAACTCTCTTATTGCGTTTGTAGAACTTTCTGTTATCATTAGCTTATATCTTTTTAGTAAATCAATACCTGCCATAATACTATTCTGTCCTTTTACACTTGGTCTTATATTATTACCCATTCTTTTTAGTTCATCTATTAGCCTTACCTCTGCACTATCTCCAAAACATAAACTATTGCTTGTATTGTTTTGTAATAAGAATTTATGTATATCACTTGTGGTCATCATAGTTCTATAAAGTAATTCGTTTATGTAAAGTGTGTGATCTAATTTGTAAACCTCTACTGCACAAGTTGGATCATTAGTGTAGCCAAAGTCAATACCAATAGATAATAGTTTGGCTTGTTCTGGTATATTACTTACTGTACCAAATGTAAATATTTGTGTTCGTGATAATGCTCTCTCTCCTAGTCCAAATACTTGCCAATATTCCTCATCAGTTTCTTTTAATCTTTCAAGCTCTGTAATTAGTCCTTTGTCTATAAATGGATTATCCTTATATGTAGTCTTATAAAATATTACATCATCTCTTACAAGAACTTTATCATATATCCAATGTGTGCTTTCTGATGGATTGTAGTCAATTACTATTTTGCCCTCTGTTCTAAATATTAATTGTTGCCAACTTTCCCAGTCAATCTCATTAGCCTCATTTATAAATAATAAGTTTCTTTTTCTACCACGTATTTTAGCAGGTTGATCTAATGATATAAACTCTATAATATTATTGTTAAGTATGTATTCGCTATTTGACTTGTTGTGGTTTTCTTCATCATACAATTCATACTTGCGTAGTATCTCAAAAAAGTCTCTCATAACCGTAGCACGGAGTGAGGGCATTACTCTTCTTGTAACTGTAATTATTTTATCTGAGTAAATACTACAATAATCAAATATAATCCACAGTAGTATGTTATAGGTCTTACCACTTCTAGATCCACCTTGCTCTATTAATATTTTTTTATCTGATCTATAAAAGTTATATCCGTGATTAAATACAATATTGGTTTCAACTCTTTGCGTCATTGTCTAAGACTTTGACTTCAAATATAGGACTTTCTTGTTGTAGATTTATATCTTGTGTTTCTCTTGGCTTACCTGCAAAGTAATGATAGAATAATTGTACAAATTTAAAGTCTCCCTTTTCTACACCATCTTTAAGTGCAAGATAAGCTGCATCCTCTAACGGTGATAACTTCTCTATTAAGTTTACCTCTTGTGATTTAGATTTTCTACCTGCTCCTTGTCTTTTACCTCCGTGTGTCATCTTTTTTTACCTTGTCCTCTGTATTTCTTTTTCCAACCTGGTTGATTCTTACTTGCATTTTTACTATGTACACCTGGTCTTTTCTTTTTTGGTTTAAATATATATGTGCTTATTATCTTTCTTGCCACTTGAAAAAACTTGATTATTCAAATGTATAATAAAAAAATAATACTTTTTTACCACTCCCAAGTTACTTTTTCTAATTCTTCTATAGACATCTCTTCTCTTAGTATTGTGTCTATCATAGCTGCTATCTTTATTAATACATCCTCTGGTAAGTATTTTAGCTTAGATTTTATGTATGCTTGTGTATGTTTTCGGCTTTTGTAGTTTGGTTTATCAAATAGATTATCAAACCATTTTTGCATTCTCATATTGTTTCTTTCATATACTTCAAACATTTTTAGCGAGTGACATAGTGTTGCACTATCCATAGCAAATCCTAAATCGTTAAATAAGTTTATTATATCTTTATTTCTATACTTATAATAGTTTTTCAATATGTGTACAAAAAATGATCTTGCCTCTACATATTCTGTTTTTCTATTCTTTTCAAGAAAGTTCAAACCTGTAACCTCCTTGATTTCTCTTGCCATTCTATATGTTTCTCTCATAATAAAAAGTTAGTTTTACAAGATATGAAAAAAAGTTAATATTATAAATTTATATCTAGATAATATGCGTCTAAATCTGTCATCTCAGTTTCAAAATAATCCTCATATACTTTAAGTGCATATGCTACTTTATCTCTACCAGATTTTATAAAGTCTTTGCTTACATAATTACTTATACCAATATCACAGCTTGATTTATCTATAACAATAAACTGAAAGTTATCTACACCAAAAATTTCTGTATATATATAAGCCTGTACATCATATGAATACCAATACGCTGATTTCTCAAACTTTCTTATATCGCTTGTAGTCTTTAGATCTATTATACAATTATCTGCCAGTACATCTGCTTTACCTCTAAATGGTTTATCTTGTACTAAACCTACACCAGGATATTCTACCTTACAACCTTTTATAAGTTGCATAGCGGGTTCATTTCTAAAAAAAGCATCTGCTAATCTTTCTGCATCATTCTTTTCTTTCATTGTATATACAGTTCCGTGTTCTTCTTGTGCCATCTTATATTTCTTTGTATTCTTGCTTTGCACATCTACAAATATTTGTTTTTTAAAATACTCTGGTGTTAATATAAGTAAGTGTACTAAAAATCCGTCTCTTAGTGGTTGTGTTTCAGGTGATCCATATTGCATTACATTATGGTAAGTCTTTGGTGATTGTAGTAAGAGTTTTATTGAGCTACTGCTAAATGCCCATTTGTGCATAAAGCCATAATAAAAATTATCGTCCAACATATCAGACAATAGTTTTGTTTTGTCATAAAATTTTCCGTCAAGTAATTTAATTTGATTATCTAGCATATCTAATATTATTAAGTCCAAAGTTCTTTTTGATTTACATTTTGTGTGTTTTGATAAATTCCTAATACAACATCAAGTATGGTTTTTCCAGCTTCATAATCTACAAGGTTTCGAGCTATTTTTAATTTTCTTTGGTTTCCTTTATAAGTAGATAAATCTATTTTATGAAATTCACATAATTTTTTAAACTCATTTGTACCTTGACATATTTTTACATTTCTATCGTTTAAATATTCTGGTAAACTAAAATTACACCAATATAAATGTCTACCTCTTTTCGAAGCTGGTATTAAAGGTTCATAATAAGGAACAACATTTTCTACGACATATTTACCATTAAAATAATGCATTAAAAATAAAATTTCTTCATATAGTTTTAAATCAGGATATACAGGTTTGTTTGTTGTATTATAATTTTTACTTCGCCAAAATCTAGCTCTACTATGACTTGGACAAGGAGGACTTGACCATATAAAATCAAATTCTTTATAATGATCTAACAAGTATTGATGAGCATCTGCTACAATAACTTTATCATTTGGAAATCTTTCTTGATATAATTTAGCAAGTTCTTCATCCCATTCCACAGCTGTAATATCGTGGTCGTCTCCCCATTTGTATCTATTGCCACCAAGACAAGCATATAAATTTAATATTTTCATTTAATTTTCTAATATATCTAGTATTATTAAGTCCAAAGTTGTGTTTGTAATTTGTGATTGTTAAATCTTTTCAATGTTGCTTCATAGTATTCTTTATCTATTTCATAAGCATCTAAATCATATCCTAAATTATGACAAGCTATTGCTATACTCCCTGAACCTAAATGAGTATCTAATATTTTATCACCCTCTTTTGCATAATTCATAAGCAACCATTCATATAATGCTATTGGTTTTTGACAAGGATGCCATCTCATATTATTATCCCAATCTATTTTATTTCCTATCACATTTCCTATAGATGTATAATGAAATATTTTCATTGTTACACCAAAACTATGACTTGCAATATCACAATTTGACAAAGAATCAGGATTTTTTCTTTTACCACCACCTGTCTTATCGTGTACTATCCTGCCAACATCATTAACATATTTTGAATAATAATTAACTCCAAATATTATTCTGTTTTTTGACACCCTATTTAATTCATCAAAATACAATTTACTTGGTATGTTGTTATTCCAATCAACTTCTTTATGATGTTTTTGACTTTTTGAATGTCTAAAATCTCCTATACCATAAGGTGGATCAACAATAGCTAAATCATATTGATTGTCTTTCATATTTTTAAGTGCAATCATACAGTCTTGGTTATATAAATTTATCATAGACTGTCAAAGTTTTTGTAAAGCATTATTATATTTAATTGTTTATCTATTATTTGATATTTTTTTTGTATCATAGAAAACTCTATAACCTCTACACCATCGTCAGCTAAAATTTTACTATCTTGTTCTGGTACTGTATTAAATTCATCATACAATACAGACAAGGTTGTATAGAGTTGTACTAAATGCTC